TCGCCTTCGCCCTGAGTTTTAAACACCGACCCCCATAGGGCTTTAGGGTCAATACTTGATACAGCTTTATCCCACCACTGCATTTCAGCATCGGAAATATCGCCATCTTTCCACGCTTTCCAAACTTGCTTAGACTTCTCAATAAAGTCTTCAGTGGTGTAGTATGCTTTTGTTCTATACTCAGGTGCCCAATAATCCCAAAACTCGCCCCATTGGTTAGGCTGTAGCTCTGTAGCGCGGAATGGTATTTTTCCAACATCGATCCCAACATCAGATAATTTAGTTAGGTACTCATCAAAAGATGCGTACTGATCTTGCATTGCTGTGGCAGCAAGGCTTTCAGGGCCGATTAAAAAGTCTTTACCTTCAGAAGGAGAAATAATGACTTTTCCAGTATCTGGGTCTATCGCCCAAGTGCCACCGTCTAGTGCAAGATCAAGTAGTTCAGCATCATCGCCTAAGACAGAGTCTAGTGTACTAAGGTCACCGCCCTGAGTAACAACAGTGTTCCCACCCCAGTTAGGATCGGTAGTAGAGTAAACTAACTCCCCAGTAGTGGTGTTTTTCCAAAAGTTAGTTAAGCCATCAACTGCTTCATACGTACCGTAAGTGTCTGCACGCCAATCTTCGACGTTGTTAAACCCTGCGTCTACAGCTGATGTTTCGTTGGCTGAAACAGTGCCATCTGCGTTTAGGTCGTATTTACTAAGACGTTCCTGCTCAGCTAAAGCAGCTCCATAGTCCGTAACAGACGTATACCCAGCATCAATAGCGGCACGCTCCGTACCAGACACACTACCGTTACCATCTATATCATACTTATCTATGTCAGCTTGTTTAGCCAACGCAGTGTTGTACGCAGATACGGAGGTGTACCCCGCGTCTACCGCAGCTCGCTCCGCGTCAGTGATACCACCACTACCGTCTAAATCATACTTATCGATCTCTGCTTGACGGGCTAGTGCAGCTTCATATTCAGAGACGGAGGTATACCCAGCGTCAATGGCACTGCGCTCATTACTACTAATCGACCCACTACCGTCTAGATCATACTTGGCTAGCTCTGCTTGCTCAGCTAGGTAGGTATCGTAAGCTGCTTGGCTATCGAACCCTTTAGCTTCATACTCGTGATACGTACCGTCTTTGTTAGGGTCTAAGTTGTATATCGCTTCAGATAAATACCCTAGTTTTTCCCACTCTTCTACTGTACCGTCTTTATCAGTATCCGCATTGTATGTAGCAGCATCTGAGTAGCCTGCAGCTTCCCAGTTAGAAACTTTTTTATCCCCATCGACATCATTTAGGTATGTATATAAATCTGGGTAACCCGCTTCCTGCCATGCGGCTAGAGTCCCACCTCCCGGATCAGTATCACTATATACAGTTTCCTGAGTGATAGCGTTATACCAAGTGCCATCATAAATCTCTACCCAATCAGAGGCAGGTTCTGGAGTAGGTTCTGGTTCTGGCGCTGGTTCAGGTTCTGGTTCTGGCGCTGGTTGTACTACAGCATCAGCTTGCTTTGCTATGTAAGTGTTCATAGCGGATTCAGGGTCAGAAGCAAAGGCGTTCCATGTTTTTGCTTTAATTTCTGCGCCGGATTGGGTAATCGTCAACCCTGCAGCTTCAAATGCATCAATTACGTCTTGTGCAGTTAAGGCCATTATAAGTTACTCACAAAAGATACAGCTAACACGACAGAGGGTACGCCGGGATGTGGGGTAGCCGCTGCATGAGTGTGTACGGATACAGCAGTATCGTCTGTCGCCCAGTACATTTCAATATAGTCGTCAGAAGCTAGGTCAATACTAAAGTTCCAATGCACAACTTGCAGGGCATTGCCCGATATAGTGTGCTCCTGCGCGCCGTAAGATACATCAGTGCCCGACTTATTAATCCATGTCCACAAGGTTGCCGCAGAAGCGTTGGACTGTTCTATCTGGATTGTTAACTGAAAATTATACACGCCATCCGCGGATACTTGTACTTTAGAGTTATTCTCTATATACACCCCGTTGCCAATATACGTATTATTATACGTTACAGCATATCCGGTACTTGTTGCAGCTGCTGTTTGATCTTGAGTGCTGTAAAATAACCCACGAGGAAAATAAAGATACTTGCCCCCGTCATCAGTAGAAAGCAAATTACGAAGCAGTTTATTAAGGCGGTTAAAAAATAAACGCAGGACATTATTAGTATCGTCTTGAGCGCGTCTATCGTATTGTTGAGTTGCGTAAGGAATTGCTGGCGGTTCAACTCTATTAAGTTCATTAGCCACACTTACCTCCTGCCATCAGGGCGCATATCAAGGCGTGGTTGCCCTAACTGCCAAGCGACTCCAAGACCACTAGATGAAATTTTAATCGCCATTTGGCGACCCCTCACTCTAGTATATATTTGTCCTGTAAATTGTTCTACCTCATAAGTAGAAGATCGGGTTACCGCAGCGCTGTCAGCACCGCCAACTGATTTAGGGTTGTTATACCCAGCGCCAGAATTAGCCATAGGCAACATACCAAAAGTTACACTTGGGTTTGTAGCTTCTGATCCACGGAATGTCACATCTGGTAACACACGCCATACGAAGTTGAACGAATGCCCATCGTCTAAATCAAACTCTGCAGAGGTGATGTAAGCTGCTATAGGCTGCGCAGGTAACGTTTCTATATTATCTGTGCCTAGTTCATGCTCTACGATGTTGTTACTATATGTAGCAGCTAACGGACGCGTGCGTAACCCAGTATCAAACCACGCAGTTCTCGCCATAGTGCCGTAATACCAAATATTCTCTAGATAGTTATAGACAACGTAGTTGCCAATATCGACGTTCTCCCCTGTACAGTAGAACCACCATACTTCGTTGAACGCTTCATTCGTACCCGAAAATACTTGTTCGTACTGAAGTTCGTTAATGTTGTTGAACACGTATTGTCTCACGGCGCACGGTAATGTCTGCACGCGTCCATCGTACATGTAGAACTTATCGATACCCATCCAATACGCAACACCGTTCGCATAAGCCACAGAGTTTTGTGAGGTAATAGATATGTTCTCACCGATAAGCTGCACGCCCCACACTTCAGGAGCGCCTAAATACTGCATTGAATACACAGCCGCGTTCGTCCATACAAGAATTTCTTGTCGTGATTGCACTGCCGCGACGATTTCGGTGCCACGAGATAAACGGATACTACCTGATTGGTTCGTTGACGAGGGTGTCCAATTAGTCGCATCTTCTTGGTCTGACCAGCGTACAAGCATAGGGTCGACTGTCGCAGTACCTATATCGTTACACCCAAACGCAAACACAAATCTGCTTGTGTCAGAGATAAGGATAATGTTCTGATCTGTCGGTACGTCAGACGCCCCGGATTCAGCCGATAGTAATGTAGCTCTAGAGGATAAACCACTTGTAGCATCCCATAAGTATATCCCGCCACCACGTGGGCCGAAAATTAAATCTTCCCCAAAGTTAGCCTGTGACCATACCCGTACGGAATCGGTAGAAGTAGAACCAACACCCCATGTGCCAGAACCCCAACCACTTGCGCCCCAACCAGTAAGAGGCACCACGTACGCAGGGCCAACGTTGATTTGGTATGCCGCAGACACAGAGCCACCACCAGTAGCAGAAGAACTTGCATTCGCACCGGCGTCGATAACGTACGTACTGCCACCTGTATATGTGAGCTGGTATTCGCCATTAATAGTTAAGCCACCAACAGCAGTAGCCCCACTAAATGTCACAAAGTCTCCATCGATATACCCACCTGCGGCATCTGTCACAGTCACATACGGCGAGCCAGAAGTTGTTTCAAAGGGGTCAGTAAGGGCGACTGTGGCACGTAGTGGAGTGATATCGTTATACGCACCGCCTGATTCGATATAAAACTTTAGGTTAGTGCCTACACCTAATAAGTTTAAGCTACCAAGGGTTGTCCAGTTCCACAGTGAGCGACATACCCCAAGGAACGTAGTTCCAGAAATTTGCTTCCACCCACCAATTTTTTCAGGCGTACCTCTGCGAAAACGAATTTTATCCCCGTCGTACCAACCACCTTCACTGGTGTAAGGAGTCTGTTCGCGGTCAATTCCGCCTTTTAATTGGAGTTTTTGGATGGGCATGTTTCACCTCAACTAGTAGCCGCTTACTAGATAATAGCACCTCAGTCAACTGTAGGCTACGCCTCAATCAGCTAGTGGGTTATCAAGCGCTTCTTGTAGCCGCTTGGTTAGTTTATCTTCAAGTTCTTTTAGGTCAGCTCTTTGTGAGCTTCTTAGTTGCTCTCTGCTTGATTCAAATCTTTCACCCGCCTTATCGATCATGTCTCGAACTTTGTCCTCGGAAGCTCTAACAGTGTCCTCAGTGCGATCCACCTGCTTCTCTATGCGTATGATGTCGTCTTTTAAGCCGTTCTTAATATCTCTTGCGTAATCCACTGCTTCTTCGACCTTGGCGTCCATTA